GCCCTCGATATTGACCGGCATAGGAATGAGTTGGCAGAGTATGGCACAAAACCGATCGAACCGGGAAGCAAGGAATCGGTGGAGGCAAGCAAGCTGACGTTGAAAATTATTTCCAAAATACTATCCTCGCAAGGGGAAGATATGCCGGAAGAATGGTTGGCAAAAAATGTTACAACCGGACAAGCGGTGGCGTTAACGGAAATAATATATAAAACATTGCAAGATTCTATGATCTCGGCATTTCCCGAGGAGAACGGTGAACAGGATGCAAACCCTCAGAAGGCCGGGCTGTAAGGCTCGGCCGGATTATATCATTAACAGCTTTTCTGTATGGTTGGACGGTGGATTATATTTTCACCCGGCTTACGATAGGACAGATGATGACCTATTACAGATACGGAATAGAAATTAAATGGGGCAAAATAAAGAAGACCGAAGAAAAGCTGACGAATGAATTATCGCCGGAAGAATTGAAAGCCGAACGTGACCGGCTCCGGCAGATGTACGGAACGGAGAGCCTTTAATGGGAAGCATAGGCGATATATTTGTTACATTCACGGCAGACACCGCAAAGCTGGATAAGGCTTTTAATGATACTCATAAAAAATTAAAAACTGTTTCCGATGCTTTAACGAAAGCCGGAAAGAAAATGACAACCTTCGTAACCGCTCCAATACTTGGAGCCGGTATCGCCTCATTAAAATCTGCCGCCGACATGGAAAAATATACCGTGGCAATGGAAGTAATGCTCGGTAGTGCGGAGAAAGCAAAAAACCTACTTGGCGAAATAGAAGAATTTTCAGCATCGACTCCGTTTCAGTTTCCTGATTTAGTGCAGGGCGCAAATAGATTAATGGGGTTCGGCGTTGAAGCAGACAAAGTAGTCGAAACCATGCGGAACCTTGGCAACGTCGCAAAGGGCGAAGCAGATATCCTCGATCGGTTAACACTTGCATACGGTAAATTGCGGGCAAAGGGGAAAGCATCCCTCGAAGAATTAAATATGTTTTCAGAAGCCGGGGTGCCGATCTTGGCGGAACTGTCACGGATGTACGGTGTAACGACCGATGAAATGTTCGAATATATTTCTGCCGGGAAGGTAGGATTCGATGAAGTGAATCAGGCGTTGCAGAATATGACAACCGGGGAAGGGCAATTCGCCGGGATGATCGAAAAGCAATCGCAAACATTATCTGGTGCAATATCGACGATGAAGGATAACCTAATGCTTGCCGGTCGGGGGATGGTGGAGGATTTTCTTCCGCAGATAACAGAGGCCGTGCAGAAAATTACGGAATTCGCACAGAAGGTTGCATCGCTGAATGATGAACAGAAAGACATGATTTTAAAGATCGCCGGGATAGTTGCTGTCATTGGCCCGGCTTTGCTTGTCATGGGGAAATTAGTCGGTATTATAAATTCTATCAGGACGGCAATGGTTTTATTAAACGGTACAATGTTAGCGAATCCGTATGTCGTCGCCATTGCCGGTGTCGTTGCTCTCGGCGGGGCAATATTTGCATTAACGAAAAACTTAAGGCAGGAAGCGAAAGAGCGAAAAGATTTACTCGAAAAGCAAGATGCCGGAGTTGAACTCACGATAGAAGAAGAACAGAAACTTTCCGCTATGGAAATACAGCGATTAAAAAGCATAAAGGCAATGCAAGAGGAATCATTAGAACGTGCCCGGAGCCTTGGCATATCCGAATCGTTATTACAGGTAACGAAAGATAATATTGAAAAAACACAAGATCAGATTAATACAGCGGTTTTATTTTCCCGAGGTTTGGGTCAGAACCGGCAGGGTCTTGAAGAAATGGAAGAATCAACGGAAACCTTGACGGACGCCACGGAGGAATTAAATACAGTATTAGAAGAAACCGAAGTTACCCTTGCCGGTGAAGATGGTAGCGGTCAAGGTTCGGGCGGGGGAGTGGCAGGAAAAACCGACTTAGCGAGTGCGGCAGTCGTTAGGATGTCAGAGGCACAGGTGAAGGCAAAGAGTGCGGCGATGCTTTCCGGTACAGCCGTAAAAGAATCATCCGAAGAAGCCGCCACATCATTACAATTATTGGAAGCCAAGTTTATGGCTACATACGGCGGAATAGCAAATTATGCCGGTTCCGTAGTCGGAAGCATTACGAACCTCTGGAAAAATTATTACGATAAGCAAATAGAAATGGCCGGTGATAACGAAGAGCAAGTAAAGCAATTAAAATTAGAGCAAGCAAGAAAAGAAAAAGGGTTCGCATTATTTAATGCGATAATAACAGGAGCCGAGGCGATTCTCGGCGGATTTGCTTCGAAGCCGTTTTTGCCTGTCGGGCTTGCAATGGGTGCATTGGCAACAACGTTGACAGGATTGCAGATTGCGGCGATTGCATCACAACCGTTACCGATGGCAAAAGAGGGCGGGTATTTTACCAGTCCGTATATTGGAGCGGAAGCCGGTAACGGAGAATATGCCGTCCCGGATACGCCGGAATATATACAGTCTTTGGCCGGGGCGATTGCCACACAGATGGGAACTTTGCCGGAAGGACAGAAAGCCGGAGGCGGCATGTCGCATATAACCGTACAGCTTGGAAGCAAAGTTTTATATGATGAAATAACCGAAGCGACCCGGAATAAAAAGATTCTTATTTCGTCGGAGGCGTTGATATGAGGGCGTTGTATGATAATGAAGTTATGGCGTTGACCTCCAGCAACCTTACTGCATCCGTAGAACATGATAATTACCCGGCGGAGAATTTGCTGGATACCCGGATATCAAAATACTGGAAAACGACGGAAGCGAGTACAGCGAATATCGTTATTGATATGCAAGCCACGGTTGACTGTACCTGTATCGGTTTGGTTGGCCATAATTTGACAGCGAGTGGAACGGCAGTTATTCACGGGCATACATCGGATTCATGGGCAAGCCCCGATTTTACCATGACAGTAACGACCCGAGTAGGAGGGCCGATGCTGTTATTTTTCGGAGCGACACAATCGTATCGTTATTGGAAACTGGAATTAACCGACGCAACGGTTGGGGCTTTCGAGGTGGGAATTATTTATCTCGGGGATTATGTTCAATTCGATCCATCATCCCGGCCAACATTTCCAGAGTCTCGAATCAGAAATGATATAGTGCAATTTTCCGAAGGCGGACAGCAATACGCCGACGAAGGGGTTCAGATAATAGAATATGAATTTGAAATTCCGCATTGCACGGCAACGGCAAAAACAAATATTCAAACGATGTATTCCACGGTCGGAAAGCATACACCAATTATCATGGCGCATTACGATACGACCTATGGCGTTATTGAACCTTTGTATTGTGTGATCAGGGATGATATAGTTTTCGAACATCTGCCGAGGGATTACTGGAAATATAATATAGCTTTCAGGGAGTGTAAGTAAAATGGCAAACGAACAAATAGATGTAGTTGCGACGCAAATAGAAAAACAGCGAAAAGGATATTTCGGGCTTTCGCTTTCCGGGATGTTAACATCAAGCGCACCGACGATCATATCCGGGTCCGTAATTGAAATTGCAGGAAGCCTATTCCAGTTTACCAGCGATGAAAGTATAAACGCATCATCATGGACAGCGATATCAACGGCAAGCGATGTTTATATTTATCTGGAATCGGACGGAGCAACAGCGGCAACGTTGACGGCCTATTTTACAGATACGGCTCCGACATGGCGGGAAGATTATAACGGGTGGTATATGTCGGCCGGTTCTTCTATCCGGGTAGTGGCCGGGGTATATAAAACATCGGCAACTGAATATGACGAAAAATATTATTTAAATCAATATATGTATTCTGACCAGCATGTGAAAAAAACTGATTCAGTAACATTTAATGATCTGACAATAACGGGTTCTATCAGTATATCGGAAACCGTAAACGGCTCAACAGTTATTGCAAGCGCAACAAGTGTTGTATTATCTGCTGGGGTATATTATGTTCATTTCCCTATAGCTCATCCAGATGCCACAGCATATATAACAGCAGAAATATATAGTGATACAACATCAGATTGGGAATTTTTATACATTCGTCAAGCATCTGGGCAAGAAACAGAATTCACATCGTATGGCGGTGTCATTTTATCAGACGGAGCAAATGCAAGAATAAGAAACAATTCTGCCGTTTCAACCTATACTGTATATCTATGGAAATTTTAAAATGAAATGGTTATTGGTCTTCTATTTCTTAGAATTAGGAATTATAACAGATGGTGGATATATAGCTTATGAAGAAGAAATTATATCTGTTACACAGGATAACAATATATATGTAAATATGCAAATGACAATGGAACTGTTCAATCTATTATATATTACCGGCGGAGTTTATACAGATACATATGCAAATAATATCTTTTCATATTTTCCGTTTCATTCATCTTATTTATTTGAAACTGGGGTAGAATATGGAAAAATAAAAATAGGATTTCAGCACATCTGTTCACATCAGACTGTGCCAAGAATGTGGATTTTGCTTCCTGATAATTATTATGATTTGAGTAGGAATTCATTTTTTATAAGGGTTTCTAATAATGAATAATCTTGCCGTATCGAAAAAAATAATATTGCTCGAAATCGACATCGGCCAAGATCATGGATTCTGGGTGAATTGGCGTCCGGGTGTGTGGATGATGAATCTTGAAAATAGTTATCCATCTGACCCGGAGGTGTCGGCGGATTATTTACTCGGGGCTTCAGCCATGACGAATTTTACTCGTGTCGGAAGCGTGCAGGAAGATAAAAAAGAACTGACCCGGCAAAATAGTTTGACGGGCGTATGGGAAGACGATGCTTCGTTTTATTGGGATTCGGATAATCATGATTTATATATCCACTTAGGAAACGGCGATGAACCGCAAATACATACAATCACAGTTGGTGTCGTATATGGATTTTCCCGGCAGGGTGACGATTACGATGATTTCTTATTCGAGGGAAGGCTGACGGTAGTACCGGGAATATCGAAAAGCCGAGACCCCTTATTTTTCGGTAAGATTTCTTTCGACGGCGGGAGTGCGGAAATATTAAATGCCGATGGAAAGTATGACACGCTGGCAGAGTCGGCAGATATATACGGACAGAAAGCCCGAATTTTAATTGGGTATAATGACGATGTGTATAATGATTTCAGCACGATATTCGAAGGGATGATTAATAAATTATCAATCGGGCAGGAATCGGTACGGTTGCAGATTTACGATAAACGGAAAAAGCTGACGAAGGCAATTGATTACGTGGCAACGGCGGCAAATGCGGTTCAATGCATTCGTGAAATTCTTGGCGACGAATACGGGCTGGCGTATGACGATGCAAGCTTTAACACGGCGGAATGGGATGAAGCGGAAACGGCAAGCCCGAATATATCCTGCAATTACGAAGATGAATCGGTAATAAATATCATCGAAGAAATATCACAAAGTATTCTCGGGTATTTTATTGTGCAGGATGACGGCCGGTATACCTATAGGATATATGATTCTTCCCGGGCGGTCGATCAGGAAATATTCGACGAAGATGTTATGAACAGAATATCTTTGGAGTACGACCCGACGGAAGTTGTGTCGTCAATGAAGATCGGGTATGCTCCAGTGTTTGCTTCGGCGGGGACAACCTACACTTATTTGAATTACGATGATGAAGAAGAAGCTGTATATAATAAATACCGGATTTATAAACAGAAAATAATCGACACGTTATTGCCGACGGAAGCGGAAGCACAATCATTTGTCGAGGAAATGATGAACCTTTCGTCCAGCGTAAAAAGAACCTTTACTGTTACGACGAATATGGTAACGGCTGACCGTGAAATTGGCGATGTAATTTTCCTGCCGATTATGCGAATAAGCAAAAAAATGCTCGGGTTGGTAAAGGGGGAAATAATCGGGAAAGAATACGATCTGGAGAATTTCAATATTACGCTGACGTGCCGGATTATGGGGTTCATCGGTGTCCCGGGTTATTGGTGTACGGATACGATTGCATTTCCTTCCCGGCTCGGCGGTGTGGATGCTGGGACGTGGGATGCTTCATGGACAAAGGCACAGAAAGAATATGCGAGCGAGCATTTTGGATACTGGCAAGACGATGAAGACATCGACCCTTCAGACGATGACAGTCATTATATAACCGGGTGGAGGGACGACTAATGTCATTATACGCAACGGTAGGAACGGTAACAGCACGGAACGCAATACTCGCTTCAGAATATAATACCGTCAGATACACAGATTATCATGACGGCACGGGAGGAGAAATAAAATGAGCCTTTATGCCACGGTAGGCACAGTAACGGCCTGGAATAAAATAAAAGCCTCGGAATATAATACCGTTGCGGCCGCATTAAATCAGATCAAAGAAATATTAAGCGGGATCGATACGACCAATATTACCTTAGGCGGCCATCTTGCTGCAGATGGTTATATAAAAACAGAACACTCATTACGTGCAGAAGTATATGGTATTCCATATTTATATCTTAATCATACAGAAAATGATTATGGTGGGTCTATCATGATTCTCAATGATGGAGCGATGGTGTTTCGTTTATCAAGTCCTGCAACTGTTTATGGTAATATGGCACTTAAATTAACATCGAATTTAAGTGCCATGTTTTACAACGATATATTTCCAAACGTTGATAGTAGTTCTGAACTTGGTTTAACAGGTAAGCGTTGGTCACATATATGGGGAGACGAATTAACATTAACAGGTGATGTAACAATAAATAATGGCGAGATCAATCTAAATCAAAATTATAGTGGTGGAGGTTATGCTCATCTTTCTCACCCGTCAAACACTACAACATTTAGCAACGAGAATTTATTCAGCAGGGCAGATTATGATTCGTTATCAATTGGTAAAAGATCAACCGGAAACTATATATCTGCATTCAAGATTTTAACAGCAGATACAACCAACACAGGTGGTGAAACACGTTTCAGACGATACGATGGTAGTTATTATACAGATGCGAAGTTTGATACCGATGGTCAATTTATTATTTATCGGACGGTATCTATGGAAAGTGATTTAACTGTAGGTGGTACTATCGCCGCCGGTTCTTCCGTGAGTGGAACCAAGTTTATAGCGGATAGAGGT